GACCCGCAGCTCGTCGTTCATGAACGCTTCCCACGAGAAGGGGAACCTGGCTCCGTACTTGTTGACGAAGTAGTCCATCCCCTCCGTGGTGAGGTTGAACGTGGGGTATTCCGTCAGCTCCGGGATCCGGGGCAGGGCACGGACGTGGCGCTCGGCGCCGCCGTTGTAGTCGGTCGTCTGGTTCTGACCGCCCACGGTGTCCCAGCGGACCATGCGTGCCGGACGGAAGTCCGGAACCGTGGTGCGCACCGAGAACGTCGGCCACTGCTGCGGCAGCTCGGCGTACTGGCCGAGCATGGAAGCCTGCGAGATCGACTGGAACAGCAGCGGGAAGTCGCCGCTGGAGACAGCCTCACGCAGACGGCCCATCGCCACCGGGGAGCCGAACTCCGCCTCTCGCTTGAGGCGCAGGAACTCGACGGCCTTGTTCAGCTTGACCAGACGGGCGTCGGCGTTCTCGCGGATCGCGGTGCGGCGCTTGGTGTGGGCCTCGGCGATGCGCTCGAACTCGGGGTTCGTGGTCGCCTTCAGTCCGTCGAGGAGGGTGATCGCGCTCATGTCTCAGATTCCTCCCTTCAGGAACCGGTGGCCAGCTTGTCGGCCACTGCGTTGGTGTCGCCCGGAACGGGCTGGACGACTCGGACGATCGGCACACCGGCCGAGGTCTGACCGACGATGACTCCGAACGGGTCGGAGTTCGGGGTCGTGGTCAGCGTCGCCCGGGTCGAACCCGAGGCGGCGACGATGAAGACCGGCGTACCGGAACCCATGGTCTCCGCGTCCCAGCCGGTGACCGGGAAAGCGAAGGCGCCCGTCAGGGCGACCGACGCCCAGCCCGGCTCCAGGGAGTTCGCGGTGTTGCGGGCCACGGAGAAGGTGGTCAGGCCGGTCGTGTAGGAAACCGGCTTGCCGCCGACCTCCTGCGCGAAGCCGACGATCGAACCGATCTTGACCGGGTCGCCGTTGATCGTGGGGTCGGCGTTGACCGCCGGGTCGCTGCCGCGCAGCGGAAGCGGAAGGGAGATCCAGTCCGCGTACTTGAAGATCTCGTTCGTGGCCATCAGTAGGAACCTCCGCCCAGCAGGCTGCGGATCTCGGCGAGATCGCTGTCGGCCGCCGGGGAGGCGAAGCCCGAGGACTCCGTCAGGCCGAGGCCGGACGTGTCACCACGGTTCTCGTTGAGCGCACCGCGCTCGGTCTCCCGTCGGAGCTGCTTCAGGTACTCGCGCTCGTGGGTGATCGACTCGTGCAGGTCCTGGTCCGGACGGTAGGACTGCGCGATGCGGATCATGGAGGGAAGCGGCAGCTTCGCCTCCAGAAGTTCGGTGAGGACGTCACCGGTCGTCTTGCTCTCCTTGAGCGCCTTGTCGGCGGTCTCGGCGCGGTCACGGAGGTACGTGATCGCTTCCTGGAGCTTGGCGTTCTCGGCCGCCTGCTTCTCGGACTGGCGGCGCGACTCCTGGATCTGCGAAGCCATGCGCGCCACGTCGACGGAAAGCTGCTCGACGCGGTCGGAGAGGGTGTCCTTGAGGGCTGCCACCTCACTGAGGAGGGCGCCCGTGCCGATGGTGGACGGAATCGCGGCTGCACTCGCTGCCGGAGCGGCGGCGGTGCTCGCGGTCTGCTCGACCGGAGGGGACTCCGGCGTGGCCGACTCGGTCATAGTGACGAGCCTTCCTCCCGCTCCAGCGCGGGTGACGAGGTCAACAGAGAGGCCCTGTTCGATGCTGCGCACAATACGCTGCCCCGAAGCAGTCTCTTCGATCTGGCCTGCGGCGCGGATCGAAAGTCCGATCACGCTGTGCAGTTCCTTCGCGATCGGCTTGGCCTTCTCCGTGAACTGGATCCGGGAGAAGAGCCCGCGTCCTTCCGGTGTTTCTTCGAAGGCCGCATCGTCGAGAAGGTATCCGGCGATTTTCAGGACGCTGCGCTCAGGGAGGTCCATCTCCTCGGTCCCCGAAGGGTGATCGAAGTAGATGTGGGTCCCGGCGGGAAACGCACGAGGCCCGTCCCGCTTGAGCACTTCAGCGGGATAGTACCCGCTTGAGCCCTGGACGTCGGCAGCGATGAGCAGGGCTCGCCAGATGCCCTTCTCCGAGGACTGCTGGTCGGAGGAGAGAGTTGCGGATTCCCGCAACGTTTCCTGGAACATGAGCCCCCTCACTGATCAACGATGAGCACAGCGTAATAGCATCCAGGGCCAAAAGTCCCGGTGAGATGCTATGAACTTGATTCGTCGCGCAGTTCGTGGTCGGCGTAGGACATCGGTGTTGGCTGCTTCGGGGCCGAGGTTGAGCGTGAATTTCCTGCCTTCAAAGGTGCAGGAGCGCCAGGACCGCCCGTTCCCGAGGTAGGGCTTTCTTCGGAATTACCGGGGGTTTCCGAGGAATTAGAACCCTCGGACGCCGGAGGCTCGCCCTGGCCGATTCCCCCCGCCACGTACGGAAGATTCTTGACATCCGGCGCTTCCCGGCCGAAGTCCTCCCACTTGTCGCCCCACGCATCGACGACCATCGCCCGCGCCTCGTCGGCCGAGAACAGCCCGAGGCGGATCGCCATGTCGAGCGCCTGAAGCCTGCGGTGAATCGGCTCCTCGGAGATTTCCGGCCAGCGGAGCCGGACCTTCAGGCCGAGCACCTTGAAGATCTCGCGGAACATCTCGTCCATGACCTTCTGACGGGCCTGCATGACGAGGATCGTCGAAGTGTCCAGCGAGGTGGCAGCCGCGTTGTTCGCGATGGACGGATCCTCCATCAGGGCCGGAAGGGGAACGTCGAGCGCGGCGGCGATCATCGCGGCCAGGGGGCGGCCCGCATCGAAATCGACCTTCGTATTGCCGCCCACGGAGGACAGATCCTGACCGGCTCCCAGTACGGCAGAAGCTCCGACATTCAGAGGCTGGCCGGTGGCCGGGTCACTGCGCGGAGTCTGCGCCATGGCCGCAGCCGTACGCCGCACGGACCGAGACCGGTCCGCTGTCACCTTCCAGGCGAAGCGCGCGTACGCCTTTGTCAGGGTTGCGCAGTTCTCCAGGTACTCCTTGTACGCCTTCGTCCACCAGACGGCGGGCAGTACGTCGGGAATTCCCCAGCGCCACCCGGTCAGCCGGTTGAAGGGGACGTGCACCAGAACCTTCGTGTGGTCGACCGCATCTCCGGCAATCTGCGCCGCACCGCGATTGCGGCCCAGCGCCCTCAGCCCTGCCGGGGTCGGATACCAGACGTCCTTGAAGGAGAAACCGGCCCGGGTGGATCCGCCCGACGAGGTCTCCCGGTCGGCGCGCATCCAGGTGCGCCCGCGCGCCGCCGCCTTCGGGGCCGTGATCGGGTTCAGCTCGATGTTCGCCTCGTAGTCCAGCTCCAGGTCCCAGTCGTTCCAGGTGCGCCGGATGTAGAGGAGCCGTTCGCGGTTGCCGCGCTGGCTGACGCCTTCCGTGATCTCCTCGAATGGAACGCGCAGCACTTCCTTGGTCCTGCGGTCCACCAGGAAGAAGAGGTTGCCGTCGGTGCCGGAGGAGCGCTCCAGTTCGAGCTGCGCGAGTGTTCCGGTCAGCACCTCGTTGATGCCCTCCGGAAGTTCCGGCTCCAGGTTCACTGTCCTGGGTCGGCCGGGCCCCTGGATGAACTCCTTCGGTACGACGGAAACCCCGGAACCCCAGACGTAGCCAGTGCGTACGCGAAGGCCACGGCCGACAAGGGGATTGACGGTGGCCACGGCCCGGCACAGCTCGCTGGCGTGATGCAGTGCGTCGAGCGTGAAGGAGTTCGCGCTGTCGGAGAGGCCCATCAGGGGGCGCCATCCGATGTCCTCGATCGCAAGCTGAGCCCTGCCGAACTCCCCGGCTTCCCGCATCTCCTCGGAGACGAATCCCATCAGCTCGTCGTTCCGAGCTTCGAGGTTGCTCACGACAGTGTGGATTTCCGTGAGCGTCATCTCTTCGAGAGGCTTCTGCATCGACATGCGATCACCTTAACCGTTCGTTTGTCCTGGCGACCTGCGGTTGCGAGGCGGGTTTCCCGGTGATTGCCGAACCTTTTCCACCAGGGCGATGGCATTGTCGCAGGAGTCGGCCAGCTTTTTGAGAGCGGCCGTCCTGAGTGGTGAATCCGGGCCAGCCATAAGGGTGTTCGCGAGATCCAGGTACTTCTCCCCGACCAGGCCGCCGTCTGCCGCCATCGTGGCGATCCTCCGGCGCGCGGCTTCTGCGTGGTCGTACACCCTCAGCTCCCTTCGTCAGGCCGCTCCGGGGACGAGGCGAGACGCATGAAGAACGGCATCACGTAGAAGTGACCCGGCATGGCGAAGTGCATGGACCCCTCGTTGTAGAGGTCGATGAACTGAATCTGCTGGGCATCGGACAGGTGCTGGAAGTAGAACTTCGCCCGGGTGAACTGCTCCACCTCGGGAAGTCTCTGGCCCGGGATGCCCGTACGCATGGGCCCGTTGACGACCTGGTGCAGGTACGCCTTGTAGTTCTTGTCGGTCGGCCCCACGGCCCACCCCTTGGCGACCAGCTCCAGGAACTTGCCCGGGTGCAGGGATCCGCAGAACGAGCAGTACGGCGTCACCTCTCCCTGGCGGCGCGGCGAGTCGAGCCACTTGTCCTGGCCCTCCTCGCGTGACCAGGGGCCCATTTCGTGCATCCGCCGGGGGCATGTCTGGATGTCCATCTGTCCTCCTTGAGTTCCGCGCACGGGGTGTGCACAGAACTACAGCTCACTTTGAGGATTCCGTCAGTACGGCGAAATCGTCTCCTCCAGGAAGTACTCGTTCTCCTCGGCCAGTCCGTTCGCCATGGCTTCTGCGGTCTCGCTCAGGACATCGCCCTGCTGCAACCCCTCGGCCACCGGGGCGACCGCGTAGGCGATGGCGTCGGCGAAGTCGGGGGACTTGCCGTACTCCTTGCGCATGTCCTCCTTGGAGGCGATGAGCAGGCGGCCGTTCTTGATCGAGTAGAAGACCATCTTCAGGTCGTCGGCGATCTGGTCGCCCTCGTCGATCAGCTTCACGGATCCGTTCCGCATCTTCTGGCGAAGCTGCTCGAACCAGTACGCACGGGCGTTGTAGAAGCCGTACACCGAACCGCCGACATCGACCGGCGGGGAGGCCGAGCCGTGCATCTCGTAGACGGTGAACCAGGGCTCGGGAAGGAGCGTCGCGCGGGCGTTCAGGGTGTCGACGACACCGGCACCCAGACCGACGGCGTCGACCCGGATCTCGACCCAGGGTGCCTTGCGCTCATCCTTCAGCCGTTCGGCGATCTGGAGCACCTTGTGGGCCGAGGACACCGTGTCGGTGCCGGACCAGGACTCCTCGATCTGCGCGGTCACGCCCGAGTAGGAAGCGACCACCGTCTTGTCGGAACCGAAACGGGCGACGTCGACACCCAGGCGGAGCACCGAGTACAGCGACGGCGTGGGCGGTTCGTCGATGGCGTCGGCCACCAGCGAAGGGGAGAACAGCGACGACATGCTCTGCTCGGGGAACTCAGCCAGCACCTTGGCGATGTAGCGCGGATCCTTCTCGCCCCAGTCGTCCAGACGTTCCTGCACCCAGTCCCGCGAGACGAGAACTTCGTTGAGCAGGCGCGGCACCGGTTCGCCCGTGAAGTTCGGCGTGCTCGACGCGGGGATCGAGATGCGGTTCCACAGATGAGCGGTCTTCTGCTCCAGGAAGTTCTTGCCGAAGTCGGTGTTGCGGTCATCGGGGTTCCCGATGGCCAGGATGCGGCAGCCGACGTTCGTGGTGATGGCCTCGACGCCGGTCCAGATCTCCTCGGGGATACCGCACGCCTCATCGAGCAGGGCCAGCACGTACCGGCGGTGAATACCGTGGAAGGAGTGGCGGTCGCCCTTGGCGGGCTTCCGGCCGAAGCCGACGATCTGCCCGTCACCCAGCTTCCACTCATCGGCCTGCGTGACCCGGCCGGGCATCGGGTATTCGCCGCGCGTCGAATTCGAGTGGTGCTTGCGGATCTCCTCCCAGAGGATCTTGTTGACCTGGGCGTAGGTCGGGGCCGTCGAGACGACGATCGCCTGGCCGGGCGGCTTCGTCGAGACCCACCAGCAGGCGAGCACGGAAGCGATCATCGAGTTGTGGGTGGGAATCCCGCGCTCGCCGCACAGGTACAGGTGGTCCGGCGAGTCGACCTGGATGCACTGCACGTCCCGCTCGCCGACATGACGCACATCGGTGATCCGCCATCCGTCGTCCCCCCAGGAACCCTGCGACAGCAGCAGGTGCGACAGGGCGATGGCGCGCTGGTTGGCATCCGGCAGGAAGTCCGGAGCGAAGGATCCCATCAGGCTCAGGTGGTGCAGCGTGATCCCGTACTGGCGCTCGCGCAGGTGAACCGTCTGGACGCCCATCTCCCGCATCCTGGCGCGCAGGGCGGGGATCTCCTCGGGCTCATCGCCGCGAGTGCGCCACAGCAGCGACGGGCGCCCCAGGGGATCAAGGCAGCCGCGTTCCGCCAGCGCCATGGTGATCTGCTCGTCAGGAGACCAGGCGGCACCCCGCTGAAGGATCTCCGGCATCCGGCCCGGAACGACCACGGTCCCCCGGCGCAGCGAGGCGATCTGCTTCGTGGTCATGGTCTTCGCCTTGTGCATCCACAGGCCGGTCTCCATCGGCACCCCGGCCCGGTCCGAGCGGAGCTGCACATCGGACTGCGCCTGGAGGGTGAGGACGGGCCACAGGTGATCGGCCGAGGCGATGATCTCTTCGCAGGCACCGCCCCTTTCCAGACGGACGACGTAACTCTCGGCCCTGTGCTCCCCCGTGGTGGCGACCACCTCGACCGGCGAGCCGTCACTGCCCAGCACTTTCATGCCCTCGGAGATGTCGCCCATCCGCACCGGGCCGGACGGCGTGTGGACCAGCTCGTCGAGCCCGAGCGCCTTCCCCGTGCCGTGGCAGGAGGCAACGACGGTGCGCTTGTTGTGGATGAGGGAGTCGCAGATTTCCTGCTGCTTGCTCCAGAGATGCACCCCCAGAACGTCCTTGGACCAGCCGACAGGGTCATTCACCCATCCGGCCTGTCGCGCCTGGTTCCGGAAGTACGCCTCGGCCTCTGAGGCAATCCGGTCTTCCTGTGAGGACATGCCGTTCCTTTCTGCTGCGACGCGTACAGCATTCCTCACGGGGGAAGGTTTTCGGTAACCTTGTGATGCCCCGCCCGTGCAGCACAGTGCAGCGCGGACTCCACTTCCACGGGGCTGAGGACTTGCGGGGGCCTGGCCTGACGGCCGGGTCCCTTCCTCATGAGGAGGATCAATGACGGATGACCTAGGCCGTGTTGCCTACGAGGCGTACGGGGAAAGCGTCGGCTGGACCACTTTCTCGGGGGGTCCCATGCCCTCCTGGGAGGAGCAGAATGATCGCCTCAAGCAGGCATGGAACTCGGCGGCGCGAGCCGTGGAACAACGGGTGCGCAAAGAGTGACGGGTGTCCTGAACTTCCCGACCCCAATCCGACTTTCCTTTTCCGGCACTCTGTGTCATCCTCAAAAACATGAGGAATAGGTTCCCGAAACCATGTGGCATCTGCCAGGGACGGGTACCGGCCGGAGAGGGCAACGTCCAGGGGTCGCACGCATCCGGCTGGACCGTCACGCATGATGCGTGCCCGAAGACACAGATCCGTCAGGGTCACGCCCAGGCGTACGCGCACCGCATGACGGTGAAGCTGCGCCGCAAGAACTCCACCGCCGACGACATCACCGAGGCCCTGACCGGTCTGGCCGCGCTCATGCGGACTGGCTGGACCAGTCGAGAGAACTGCGAGAAGATCATTCTCAAGGCCCCGGCTTTCAGCGAACTCGACCGGCTTCAGGTTGAGGAGATCCTGGCGTATCACCTCTCCGAGGAGGGAACGCGCTGCTAAGGCGCAAGCCCGAGAGCATCGAGAAGTTCCATGAGGGCGGCCTTCGGGTCGCCCTCTTCGGGTTCGGCTCGCAGGACGTACGAAGCCGTGTTCAGCATCGCGCGCCGTCGGCATGGATGGCACTGCCCGCAGGCAACCTCCCCGCACAAGCGGGGAATGGTGATGCTGCTGACCGGGGCGATGTCCATGGTTTCTCTCTTTCGTGGAGCTTGAATTTGGCCTAGGTCATGTGGTCTGATGGATACAGCAACCCCCACTTCGGAGAGGAACCCCGAACACATGAACAAGAAGACGATCGCGGCGGGTGCCGCCGCTGCTGCTCTCGCAGGAACCATCGCCCTGGGCGGCGCCGCCGCCGCTTCCGACTGCAAGCCGGGCCAGGTGAAGATCGCGGGCGGCTGCGGCAACGTGACCGGCGAGATCAAGGGCGAGCAGGGCCGGTCCACCGGTATCACGTCCTTCGTCACCCCGGCGGTCGGCGTGGACTTCCGTGACGAGAACGGCAACAAGACCGGCTCCGGCTTCTACCCGGCCAACGCCTTCGAGTACCTGGGCAAGAAGAAGCACGGCAAGAACGGCGACGGCACGCTCATCCTGGTGCGCCAGCTCACCCGCCAGGACGGCCCCGGCATCACCCAGTCCGGCTACGGCAACCTCTACAAGGGCTGGATCCCGGTGAAGTACACCCAGGCTCCGTCCATGTTCCACTGAGCCGTGCGCATCACCTGGAGTGAAGTCGCCAGGACGGAGATGCTGCTTCTGCCGGAGAACGAGCAGAAGCAGCTCCGATCCGAGATCGAGACGGCGTTCACCGACTCGATCCCGTCGAACGCCGTCAACCTTCCGTACTCGCGCCTCCTGCTGGAGATGCCCTGCGGAGTGGAGACGGAGTTCGACCGGACCGGTGACGGGGTGCGCATCCTGCACCTGCATCTTCAGCCGGGCGACGGCGACGGCCTGACGATCGTGCACGACGGCGCCTGAACGATCCCCCACCAGGAGGCGTGCCGCCTCCCGCAGGCGCAGTGCCAGATCCGCATCTGCCACATCACAGTTCCTTCTTCTCGGCCCCGCTCACCAGCGGGGCCGAAGTCCTTTCCGGCCAGTGCCAGGTTCCCGGGGTGGCCTGGCCGTTGAGGCTCAGCTTCTCGATGTCGAAGACGATGTCCTTCGCGAGCTGGAAACCCTCCGGGTTGAACACGGTCAGGTGCACGGAGCCGGAGTCGAGGTCCACGACTTCACTGACGATTGCGGCACGGCACTTCGCCGGGTACTGCTGCACCCCGTCCTGCGGAGCCGAGCCCAGTGAGGTGTAGTGCACGATCCGGCCGACCGAGACGATGTCCTTGCTCACGAGACCTCCTGGACGAGAATGTCGCGGATGTCGCCAGGCCACGGGGTCTGCCGCCTGCGGATTTTGAAGTCCGCACCGTCTTCCGTCAGGAAGGGGATGAGGACGCGTCCCTTGCGGACCTGCGAGTGGTTGGTGTTCATGTCATCGCCCATGATGAGGCCGGGACGGTTGACGAGGTCGAGAGCCAGCAGGTACTCCCGCATGGTGGCCGCGCCGTCGTTGTCGGCGTCCAGGTAGATGACGTCGAACTTCTCGCCGTCCATCTTCAGCTCGGTCATCGTGGCGACCGAGTCGCCCTCGTAGAAGTCGCAGATCTCGCCGAGCCCCTGAGAGTCCACGGCATGGCGTGCCTCGTACGGGTCCAAGTCGATTCCCACATACGTGCTGCCGGGATGCTTCTTCAGGAGGCGGGCGAATGCGAGAGTCGAGTGCCCGTCGCCACCTTCGTGTTCGGCGTCGAGATTCCTCAGAACTCCGACTTCCAGAACCCGTAGAGTTTTCTTGCCGGAGCGCTCCATGAAAGCGGGCAGCTCTTCATAGATGATTTCACCGATGGTCGTCACCAGAAGAGGATACAACTCCACCTCGGCGAGGAGAGAGACGTGGTAAGCGAAACGCCCGAACGTGTGCATAAGAGCTGCCCGACCTGCACGTGCGAAGAGGTGCGCGAGCGCACCATCATCTACCCGCCGAACCTGATCCTCTATGGCGCCTGCGGGGGCGCTGACGGCTGCGGAAAGGTCAAGTGGCAGTCGGAGACGTGGACGCGGCGCAACGGCTCCTGGACGCCCACGAGGAAGACGCACTGCGGCTGCTGCCGGGAAGGGTGCCACGGCCACACGAGGGAGAACCGGTGAACGCCAGATACCGCAAGCGGATGCGTCTGAAGTCGCGGCACTACCGGCAGGGACACAACCAGTTCTGCAAGTGCTGGGAGCTGTGGCAGAACGTCGGCCTCGCGCTGAAGAAGCGCATCGAGTCGGGTGAGCCCCTGCCGCGCCGCCGGGTCAGGATGCGGACTTCGGAGCCAGCTTCGCCACGTACTGATGCGAGCAGCCCAGCATTGCTGCCGCGTCCCTGACGGTCATCTTCTTCGTGAGGGCGCGGGCCGCAGTACCCATGGCTGCGTCGTAGTGGAACTTGGCTTCCCTCAAGACGGCTTGCCTGCGGTGTACTTCGTTGACCAGTTCCTGGAGTTCTTCGTCGTCCAGCTCGGGGTCGATGACCACCGAGCCGGGCGGCACCTTGAGCGTTCTCTCGGCCGCGTCCTGGAGCATGGAGAGGGTCTGCTGCCAGGTCCGGCCGACGGCCAGCGCCTGCTTCCCGTCGGGGAGCCCCTGAGTGCTGGCCAGCCACCCGGCTTCGCCGCGTTCCATGATCCCCTTGACTACCTGCTTCATGGATTTAGTCTACGGCGTGGACAGGACTTGTCCATTGGGTTCGCGAACACAGTCTCCACCGCAGGGGCACGTGGTGCTCTTCCCGGCACAGCACCGGCAGAAGTACCAGAACGACTCGGGGCAGTCGTCGTACAGGCCGACCAGTCCCTCCCAGAAGAACGTGATCCGGCAGGTCTCGCACTCCATCAGGTCACTTGGGCAGGAGGCGCCCTTACGCCGGGGCAGCCAGGCATTTTTCAGCGACGGGCAGTCCTGGTCATGCTCCAGGACCAGGTCCCGCTGCCCGGTGAAACAACCGCCGCCGTCGGGGTTCTCGGTCCAGCGCTGTACGTACGCATCGAGCGGCATCAGTCGAACTCCTCCATGACGGGCTCCAGCTCCACCGGCCCGGTGTTGCCTCCGCCGATCTTGACGATCGCGGCCTTGTTCCTGGCGATGGCGTCGGCGGCCATCGCGGGGAACACCTGGCCCCACATCAGCTCGACCGCCTCACGGCTTTCCTCCGGCAGGATCTCGACGACCTTCTCCAGCATGCCCACCTGGATGGCCTCGATCGCCGTGGTGATGAGTTGGGTCTGTGCCTGGGTGAGGCGGATCTGCTCGTCGCGCAGCCGGTCCTTCTTCAGGTCCATCAGCTCGGTGATCTCGCGCACCGTCTCGATCAGGTTCTTCGCGTTGCGGCCCTGGGTGAGAAGGTCGCCGTCCATCACCTGCTGCCACAGGGCGCCCAGGATCCGTTCCAGACGCGCGAGCTGGAGCATGCGCATCTGTACGATGGACATGCTCGTCGCCTGGTTCTCCAGGTACGCGTTCATGCGCTCGTGCACGGCCTCGATGTCCATGCCGGTACGCGAGGCGATCTGCGCCAGCGTCATGCCCTGGGCGGCGTAGTCGACCATCACCTGGGCGAGCGAGTCGTGGGCCATACCCTCATCTCCTGAACGTCTGATAAACGCGCAGGTCCACGC